TATTGACCATTTAAAGCAGTACTAAAATTAGTATTTGTAACAATACTAAATTCATTGTATCTGTCCTTATATTGGCTTATGTCTGTATTATTTAACATAACAAATTTAACCTCTGTATTTGCACTTCTATTAGTAAATACAAATAGATAATTTGGATTAGTTAATAATTGCTTTTCAGTTAAAGTCAAAATTATGTTTTGTGTTTGTCCTTTTGTTAACCTAATCATATAACTATATAGCTAAAAAGCTAATTTGTTGCATATCCTACAATAAAAAACCGCCGAACCAATGAAGGAACGGCGGCAAACCTATAAACCTATGAAAAATCTATGCTCCTGCGGTTGTCAATACAGAATAAACTGCTTGTGCAACGCTTGGTGCTAATGCGGCTTCTGCACCTGTAAAAGTTAAAGTGAATCCACTTCTGTCGCCTTGAGCAGTACCCGTGCCAGCAGTACCAGCAGTTAAATCTAATCCTCTTGTTTTACCAAGATACCAATAATTGCCGTTTGAATCTTTTACTACTGCAATCAAAGTATTCTGTGCAAGTAATAAAATTTCGTTTCTTGTAGCGGTTTGTAATTTATTTAATACAACCATTAATTCCTGTGCATAAAATACAGTTCCATTCTGTACGTTAGTAGTGATTGTTTGATTCATCATTGATGTATCTTTCACTTGCTCGTATTTGTAGAATCTTTTACCTGTTGCCTTTGTTAATGTTGTAATCACTCCGCTTGCTTCGGTTGTTGCAGTTACGTTGGCTGCTTCTATGAAATACACTTCCGTAACACCGCCTAAGCTATCTCGGCAGTCTAAAGTGTATCCTGATGTTAATGCACACGGCATAATATTAAATTTAAAATTTTATTAAAAATGGGGGGCGATTAAACCCCCCAATAATTATGCTAAGATAAACTTAACGATCTCGTCTGGGAACGCTACGTTTACACCCATTTTGAACTCAGATACGAAACGAACTTGATCAGCTTCTTTTGCGTAGAAGATTTCAAATTTTTCTTCTTCATTCAACAAATCTGTTCCTAAGAACAAGTTAGATAAACGCATTGCGTAAACCTTGTTAGTTCCGTTCAAACCTTGTAAAGCAATTACTTTAATTGGAGTACCAGGTAATACAAACTCGCTATCCGCTTTCACATCAATAGAATAATGGAATTGGTTAGCGTTCTTTAATGCAACTGTATAAGTTCTAAATACGTCTTGACCACAGAAGATAGCCATATCGTCAGCAGCTACAACTTGTGCAGGGATTGCTTGATATACACCATCAAAAATGCTGATAACATTCCCAGCAGTAATTGTGCTTAAAGGAGCACCTGAAATGTAAGTAGAAACGTTTGCAGCTACAACACCAGAAGCAGCTCCAATTAACTTAACAAGCCCGTCAAATTTAGATAGATTCGCATTGCCAGACGTTGTATCGCCCTGCCATAACGCAGTTTCTAATTGAGAAGCAATAGTCTTAGCTTTCTTCTCAGCAAATTCTTGCTCAAAAGGAATAGAATCATACATTGATCCTGTTGGTAATGCTTTTTGTAAGTACTTAGCTTCTAAGTCTTTAGGACAAAGAGATTCGTTTACTTTAATTTTTCCAACTGTTACTGTTCTTTGAGTAAAAGTTGTAGAACCAGATGCAGTAAATCCGCAAGATCCACCTGCTTGGAAGATCGCGTCTGTGTCCATAATGTTGATTGTTTCAGCAGACTTTACGCCTACCATAACGTTACCTGCGCTTTTAATTAAAGCTGCGGTTTTTGCTCCTAATACAGAATCAGTTACCAATAAGGCTTCGTTTTGCTCTGTGTAAGCGGCTAATGTTGATACGTCAAATGCCATTGTTATTAATTTTTATTTGTTTAAAATTGCGTTTCTATATTTCTCTAATCTTTGTTCTTTAATGCCCTTTGTGTTTACAAATTCATTAAAGCTATTTGGTTTTTTAATAGGGTCTTCACTTGGCGTATTTGAAAGTGCTTCAATTAATTCAGCTACTTGTGCAAATCCTTGCTTAACCTTATTCTCTAAATCCAAAACTTTTGCGTCAGATACATTTTTAGCATCAATCAATTCAGCAATCTTTGCCTCAAATTGTTCAGCCATTTCCTGCATCTTTTTATCTTTGTAATCTGCTCCTGCCTCAACTTCTGTGTCAACTTCTGGACTTGCTTCCACTACTTTAGTTTCGATTTCGGTAATTTTTCCGTTCTCATCTAAGGTAATTTCTGTGCCGTCCATTAATTCGTGACCTCCTGCTGGTGCTGGTTGCCCTTCAATAGTTACTAAACCGCCAATCTCTAAAGCTGAAATCTCAACCTTAGTTCCGTCCATTAAAGAATATTCTGCCATCTCAACTTTAGTTTCCTCAACCTTAGTCATATCGGCTTCATCTTCCTTAACAGGCGCAGCGTTGTCCTCAAACAAAGCCTTAATTTTTAAAATTGCTTCCTGTGCGTTCATACTTTTTTTATTATATAGTTAAAAAATAAATAGTTTATCACTTAACTTGTGATAATATTTTTTGGATTGCATCTACCATAGACGCAACCTTGTTTACTTCCTTCGGTTTATAGGTAAATAAACCCTCTACGCTGAATCCCATTATTTGTCCGCTTTTAACCTTAGCCCACGCCTCGTCATTATCCACGATCATAGACCCAAACCAACTGCCAACAGGCGCATCTTCAAAGCCTTTCATTGGCATAATGCCACGAGAAGGATCAGAGATAAAACTTTCAAATAAAGTAACCCCCTCAAATTGTTGCTTAGAATCGTGCATTAAATTCACATTGCTTTGGAAGCCTTTTTTAAAAAACTTCTGTACAATCTTAAGAATAGTGTCCGAACTAAAAGCAACATAGTAATCCCCATAAGTAGCATCGCTGCGGAAAATAGGCGTATCAGCCAACATAATAGCTCCCGAAATAATACGGCGATCTTCATTTGTTACCTCAAATTTTTGGGTTTTATTAAATGCGTTCCAATTCTTTTGTATTGCAGGACGATCAACTAATGCAATGAAATCAACTTGTGAATCATCTTCTATGCTATCTGTAATGTCCAACATATAAATAGGTATCTCTGTATTCATATCTTTAAATAGTTTATTTGTGAATATTTATCGTTTAACTAAATCTTGCTCTTTGTCTTATGGCTGCCATTCTTTGTTGATTGCCTGTAACATCTGTCTCAATAACGTAAGCTCTTACCGCTTGATTACCTAAATCATTAATTGATTGTTGATTTAATTGTGTCATTTGCGCACTTGGTAATTGTGGCAAAATAGGTGCTTGTGTTGATATTGAAGGAACAGAAGCACCACCGCCACCGCCACCGCCAGGAACTTGAACGGCAGTTATTGATTTAACCGCACGCATACCCGTTGCTATTATAGCAGCAACAGACGCAATCTTTTGAATAGTACCAAATGGCTCTGGCAATGTTGACTTAGCCCTTATAACTTCAGTTGCTCCTGTATATGTATTAATCAAAGCACTTGCTACACCTAAAGCCTTACCTGCTTTTGTTTGGTCACCAATAATAGCACCTAAAGTCTGCGTTGCATTTCCAATAGCATTTAAATTATCTATTTTAGCTTTTGCTAATATATCATCATTTAATTTATCTAATTCTTTTAAATTTTTCTCTCTATTAAAATTATCAATAACTAATTGAGTCCTATATTTTAAAGCATCTTCTTTATCCTTAGTTGCTTTTGCTTCCCTTTCTGCGTCAGCATTTGCTGCGTCATCTATTAATTTCTGACCATATTCCCTTTCCTCTTTGTCAATTCCTAATTGATATTGCTTTTTTTCTAAATCCCACTTTTGCTTATCAAGTATTTCCTTTTGCCTTTTTTCTTCTGCCGCTTTTTCATCTCTTTCTTTTTTCTCTTGATATTCTTTTCTTTTTTTAGAAGCATCTTCAGCAGCCTTTGCATTATCATCAGCAATCTTTTTATTAAATTCAGCCGTCAAAACTAATTGTTCAGTTTTTAAATCACTGAATTGTTTATATTCTTCTTCTGTTAATTTGCCTTTTGTTTTTAAGCTTGCTCGTAAAGAATTTAATTCATTATTAATCCTTTGTTGGCTTAAGTCATAAATTTCCTTTTCAGAACCGCCTTGCGCCTTTAATACTTTAATACGGTTTTCAATGTCTTCGTTTGCTCTTTTATTAGCAGAAGATAATTTATTTAAACTACGTTCTGCTTTACTTGTAACTCCAATAAAGTCTGTAAATTGTGTAACTAAATCACCAACACCTTTTGCTAATGCACCAAGTGGACTTTTCTTTATCCAATCAGAAATAGCATCAAAATTTGCAATTACTGATCCCAATAAAACTACAAGCGCACCAAAACCAGTTGCTATAATAGCACCTTTTAAAACTTTAAATCCATTACTCGTTTGAACTGTTGCTACACCAAAAGCACGTTGAACAACCGATGCCGTTGCAGTTGCTGCATTATTTAATTCTTGAAATACGGTTGTACTTTTTATAACTGCACCTAATTGCTTAAATGAATCAATGCTTTCGCCTACTGCTTGTAAACCCTGCGAAAGAGCCATTGCTGATTGTACTTTTAATAAAGTTTTTTGAACATCCTCAGATTCAGAACCGAATAAACTCATAGCACCTTGAACGGCGGCAAATCCACCAGCAACTCCAGATAAAGATGCTGTTAATGCTTTAAACTTTGCATCTGGATTAAAGGCTTCTGTTAATGCTTTTGCATCGCCAATCCTATCTTTTAATTCCCCTGCTCTTTTTGCTGCCTCAATAGCTTCCTTAGATGTAGCACCAAACTTATCCGCTAACGCTGCGACTTCCGCCTGCGCTTCCCTTAATTGTGATTTAAGTGATCCGACAGATTTGCCTGCCTGATCCGTATTGACATTTATGTTTAAATCTAAATTCTGTGCCATTATAAAAAATATTTTGTTTCAATAACCTTTAATAAACTAATTTTTGTTGTCTTGTATTCCATTGGGTTAAACCCATCTACTTTATTCAGCCTATATAATACTCCATCAATCCAATAAAACTTACTAAAATCTAAGTTCATAATGTCAACAGTATCTAATAAAGCTGAACAAGTTAATAACTTTGAATCCTTGCTTGTAATTTCTGCAATGTATTCACTATGATAAGCGTTAAATACATTAGTTGTAGGATAAGTTGTGGCATTGAATTGTATCTCAAAAGGTACGCCAAAGTTTATATCATTTGTAGGTGCAAAAGGATTATCTAAATGCCCACCATATCCATAGGTAGTAAGGGTATCAAGGACTGCTAAACTATTTAATATATTATAACTCGTTCTACCTGTTATCTTTTTAGCTTGCATTATCCTGATAACACTATCCATTGAATTTTCTTTTGTGTTATTATCAGATACCTTGTAAATAGCAGGATATATTTTATCCGTGCCTGTCTTTTGGTATAATACACTTGGCGCAAAGATTACTTCAAGCGAATCAGTTTCTTTACTAAAATCATATTCAGTATCAAAAATTCTATCGCCATAACTTTCATTATATTTTTTCTTATAATTCTCATTGTAAAAATCATTATCCTCTTTAAACTTATAATGAAAATATCTTGCGTTTAATTCACTCATTGGCTTGATACTCAAAGGCTTTGCCCTATCTATTTTATTAGACCAGTCTAAAGCAGTTGCGCTTGATTCGGGATAAAAATTAATATATGGTTTTATCATTATCTTTTTATCATCCCAAGTATCTTCATATACATATAAATTAAACATCTTTGTAATGCTTAAAAAAAAGTCTCTTTGAAATATACCCTTTGGAATTG